CATTCAATCACTCCAAATGACGAATATACCAGAGGTCGTCGGGGTCTAATTCCTCGGGATAATACATCGCCATAGTCAAGTCATTGTCGCCCATTTTGAATAACCGTCGGGAGACAACTTGATGCGCCGCCCACCATCGGCGTTCTTCGGCCTTTGTCAATTTCAGGTCGTTTGAATACTCTTGACCCAACCCCGCGAGATAGCCATAAATCGCCTTTTCCATTTCTCTTTGATCCATCAGAACCGCCCCCCTCGGATCGAGCGAGCCTCTTCCTTCGCCGTGGCAGCCAGGACTTCGAGATATACGGCTTCGCCGTCTCCAGGATCAGAGTCACCCCTCTGGATGCACCCGAGACGATGTTGAGCCACCATCACATCTTTTTCGAGGCGGCGTATCTTTCGGATTTGCAATTCCGCTATGGCGGCATCATTTCGGTTCTTCTTCTGGTTGACGTTGTAGAGGATGAGGGCAGAGCAGACCTTCGCACTCTTCTGTCCCTTTGTGAAGCCCTGATACACCTTCAGAGCGTCATGATCGAGTGAGACTGTCACTACCCACCTCCCTGCTTTTCTAATCGGCATGGTAGCGCCTACAAGTGATAGCACTTAACATTTGTTAAACCTCGCCGGAGCGACTGAACCGGAAATGCTTGCATTTCAGGTTCGCGCATCAGCATGCGCACTGGAAAGACCCCTCTTTTCACAAGGACGATAAGCATTTGGAGCGAGACGGCCGAATTTGTGTCGTTCGACATGATTATGTGGCGAGCACAGCCGGTAGACGGTCGGTAGACGGTCGGTGCACGTACATGGTATCCCTTGAAATAGCAATTTTGGCCGGTTTGAGCCTCCTGAATCTGGCTGCAATCGGATTCCTGGCTCATTGGATCAGAATGCACCTGGATGCCGCGATGATGGACATCGATTCTAAACTCGCAATCGCGATTAAGACCCTGATCGACAAACTAATGGCTGGCGAACTGTCAGAGTTCGAGCCTCCGAATCAAATACAACTCGCGATAGGCGATTTCATTCGCTCAATAGCGCACCAGAAGATGCAGACCATCGACGCCACGATCACAAATCGCGACGCGGGTGGACAATTTGTGCCCCCTGAATCATTCTCGTGATATTTATAGACCGACTTTCTTAACAGAATGGACATGGCACGCCGAAAGAAAGCAAAGCGCCGAAGATCGCCCAAGACAATCAGTCTCCTGAACATCGCGGAATCGTACGCGTATGCCAGCGTGCTCACCGGCGGCGTCATGGGCAATTCTCCGATTGGAGTCCTTGGATTCGACGGATCAGCGGGCGGCGCTTACGGCATGGCGACCACCAACGGTACGGCAGGTGCGATGACACTCACATCAATCGTCTCAGACCCTGGCACGTCCTTCGATGCGATGTCTGCAAACTTCATGGCTAACTATCAGGCGATGGCGGTGTCCTCTATCGGCATCGCTCTGACCTTCAAATTCGCCAAGAAACTCCTACGCAAGCCTATCTCGAACATAAACAGAAATTTGGCGAAGCCCCTGGGCATCGGTGTGAGGCTTTGAAATGGCCACGACAACGATCACAGGGAACCTGGTCTGCTCGGACGGAACCAACATTCCTCTCAAAAAGGAAATCGTAGAGGGAACTCAAACGAATTTAACCACAAACACGGTCTATACAGTGACCGCAGCAGAGGTCGGAGACTTCGCACCAGGAAAGACCGTCGTCGGCGGACTCGTCTCGTGCACGAATGGGGTCGGGTTCTGCTACATTCTTAGCCAAGGCCTCGTCGCGGCGATCATTCCCTGGTCAGTGTGTGGCGCTGTCACTGATGGACAGCCGGCATTATGCCAACCATACACTCTGAAGGCAGGAGATATTTGCCGCGTTATGAGCCAGACGGCTGCGGATCGCGGAGCAAGCGCCGGCCTCTACACGGCTCGCGGAGTCTCGCGTATCTTCCATGTCACACCGACTGGTGGAGCAACTAACGAATTAGTCGATCTGCAAACAGGCAACTCGATTGGCGACACGCTCCAGGGCGACAGAATCGTAAAATGGTTCGGAACTTCTGTTGATGGGAATCTGATTGAGGACCAGGGTTTCACCGCCGTGGATTCTCTCGGCAACGTCGTCGGTTCTTGCAGCGCAACGAACCCGATCACTCAACAGCCAGGCTTCAACTTCGCCTCGGTACCGATCCAACTGAACTACAAGTTCCAGTTCCTGACTTCCGCCTGAGTGTGATGACCTTGCGGAAGATGACTAAGGCTCAAGGCCGGCGAAGATTGGCAGAAATACTCTCGAAGTCAAAGAAACTCTACATGAGGGGCTATATTTCGACAAAGGATCTGGATGCAATCGAGCGCATAGTCAAGACTCGCTCCAAGAAGATATGCTGAGGACGCGGCGCAATGGTGCAAGTTCCTAACATGCAGTTCCCTGGTCAGGGTGGGCAAGCCGCTCTACCCCCTGGTCATCGACCTTCTGATTATCCTGGCATCGATTACACTCCCTCCAATGGCAATGGCGGTGGTAATGGTGCGAATGGAGGCACGCCAGGAGCACCATCCATCGGCATACCCGACAACTTCTGGGGTTTTGTCATGATAATGATGGGGATGCGGTGAAGATGGTTCATTCTTTGACGGGTTCAATATCCCCGCGCGTATACAAGTTACTCAAAACAACCGATCTGGACAGTCTAACAGACGACGATCTGATCTCCATAGGCAATCCGATCACCATTGAGGAGTTGAATCGAGAAGAATTGTATCGATTAGTGCTCGTTCAATTCGCCAGGCTCAGCGTAAAACAGGAATGGGATGGTCTCCTTGGTTAGATCAGAGGACCGTCGGCCTTCGAAGAGGGTCTTCCCACTACTTCAGAACCTCGACCTGGACAGTGTGACATTCGCCAACATCCAGAGCGTAGGCGATCCCATCACGATCCAGGACATGAACGAGCAAGAAATGTATGATCTCGTTTTGGTGAACCTGGCGCGTTTGGTTTGCTCCGGTGAATGGTCGGGCTTGCTGTCAGCGGGTGGTGGAGAGTTCAATGCAGAGATGCCAGGCGTCAGCCTCCAGGCCCTGGGCGTCGCCTCGAGACATCCTGTTGGATCCTATGCCCCATACGGTCAGGGCGATCTGGCTACCTTCATCTGGTACAACAATGACAATTATCAGAAGACCCTCTACTATCCATTCATTGCGCCAGTGACCGGAACAGTTAGCGAATTCGGAATCCAAATAACGGCGGCGGCTGCCGCATCTTGTAATCTGCTGATCGGAATTTACAGTGACGATGGTGACGGTGCTCCGTTGACTCTCCAGATGAGCGGGGAGATCGATGTCCAGAATTCTGGCACTGGCAGTATCTATCAGACCAGTATTTCGGCTGATGTCTCAACCTCGCTCACTCGAGGGACTCAGTATTGGGTGGCGATGAACAGAGATACAGATTCGGTTCAATTCACCCTCAAGTCGTACGCGCTCGTTGGAACATCGAATGTCGGCCCATCAACGGCTTCCTCTTTGTCAGCCGATGACGCGGTGATTTTGAGAACCATTGACAAACCCCTCGCCTTAGTAGCGACCGAAGTCGTTACGAATCTTATTGGTTATCAGGATGGTAAGTGCGTCTTGACTCTGAAGGTGTCCTAATGGATCGACGTGAGGCTGTTTATCATGGCACTGATCTGGTCAGTGAGACATTCAGAGAAGTCTCATGGGATCAGGTTCGAGCAGAGCGAGATCAGGCTCTCGAAGAATCCGACTGGCGAGCAGGGAAGGATGTCGTCCTGTCGACACCCTGGAAGGAGTACCGCCAGGCTCTACGCGATCTCCCCCAGGATCATGCAGAGAGCAACGACGCCGCAGACAACTGGCCGACACCTCCTGAGTGATGTCGATGACCAAGAGAAAACCGGTCCAGGTGATCGAGTACCGCATCAGCCTCCAGGACAAACAGAGCGAGCAACTCGATTCCCTCATCGCCGCGGTCCAATTCAAGCAGGTCACCTCTGGCCTCGGGTCAGTTCTCCAGGGTCTTGGAGTTCCAGAGATCACCAAGACACTCAAAGACCCGACCGAGATGATTCAAATCTTCTATTCGATTGCGATGATTCTGGAAATCTTCGGGTACGAGACTGGACTTCCAACACCCGCAGATTATCCAGAATGGAAGAGGGAGTACGAGGCGGCCAGAGCGCAACGAGCCGCAGAGGGAGCGGCTGGACCGGTAAAGGGCGACTTTTCGCTCGGGGCGATCATCTACAACCTAATGAACCCAAATTGGGATTGGACCGCCCCCTGGTTCGAATTCACCGATTCTCCGAAATGAGACTCACTGGGAGGGGTGCTGGTGCTCGTCGACGAGGGGGGGGATGGGGGTTGCATCCTCGATATTCTCGCACATACAGCCTTCGACCGGAGATCCGCACCTCAAGCATATCATCCACAATGTCTCATCGCACCACTCGGCGAGTTCCAATTCGGCCTCTTCTTCCTCTCGCATGAAGTCCCAGCCCTGCCAATGATCAGTCCAAGTCCAGAATTGGGAGTTATTCATAATATCTCATTCCCACAAAAAGCACACATCCACTCCCAAGAATAGACTTCATGCCCGCATCGATCACAAAGAATCATTCCGGCCACCACATGTTGCGGCATTGCGGGCATCCATAGACTTCTTTCGACCAGCCCCAATCCATCGGGCCAATCATCCCGTTGCCGCACTGATCGCACTTCATTCAATCACTCCAAATGACGAATATACCAGAGGTCGTCGGGGTCTAATTCCTCGGGATAATACATCGCCATAGTCAAGTCATTGTCGCCCATTTTGAATAACCGTCGGGAGACAACTTGATGCGCCGCCCACCATCGGCGTT